GAGTTCTTCAACCTGAGTATTTCCAAGTTAACTTACAATTGTGTAAGACTGACTTCCGTTCAGATTGGGATGCTATCCAAATGGGTTACTCTGCGTTTGACGTATTGCCTAAGTCTTTTGCTGATTTCTTAATCGCACACGCTGCCGAGAAAGTTGCTCAACAAATGGAATTAACTATCTGGGACGGTAATAACGCCTCTGCTGGTGAGTTTTCAGGAATCATGAGACAATTAGACGTAGACGCTTCTTTGCCTGCTGGTCAAAAAATCGCTGGTACAAGTGTGACGGCTGCTAACGTAGTTGCTGAATTAGGTTCTATTATTGATGCTCTTCCTGCTGCATTGTACGGAAAAGAAGATTTGAAACTTTACGTTTCTTCTAATATTTACCGTGCTTACGTTCGTGCATTGGGTGGTTTTGCTGCTGCTGGAGTAGGTGCTAACGGTTATGACAACAAAGGAACTAACCAAGTATTGAATGATATTTATTTTGACGGTGTTAAAGTATTCTTGGCTCCGGGACTTGCTACTAACACTGCTTTGCTTGCTCAAACTTCAAACTTGTTTTTTGCTACAGGTTTGATGAATGACCAGAATGAGTGCAAAGTTTTGGATATGAGTGATTTGGACGGCTCACAAAATGTAAGAGTTATCATGCGTTTTACTGCAGATGCTAAATACGGTTTTGCTTCTGACGTAGTAACTTACGGTATTTAATCAAACTAAACTATAACGAAGGGGAGGTAAAATGCCTTCCCTTTTTTGTTTAACATAAAAAAATAAAAAGACATGAGCTGTGATATAGCAAACGGAAGATTAGAAGCGTGTAAAGATGCGATTTCAGGACTTCTAAACATTTACTTTATTAACTATGGTGATTTGAATACATTACAGTCAAGCGTAACGTTTGATGGTGATGACCAAATTACTTCTTGGATAACGGCTACTCAAATTTCACTTTACAAATATGAATTGAAAGGTGCTAATGGTTTTGAGCAAACTATCCAAACTTCAAGAGACAATGGAACTACTTTCTTTGAGCAAGCATTGACTATTCAATTAAAGAAGCAAGACGCTGTAACGCATAAAAACGTTAAGTTGTTAGCTTACGGACGTCCGAGAATTGTTGTTGAAACAAGAGACCACCAATTCTTTTTAGCTGGTTATGACCAAGGATGTGACGTAACTGCTGGAACTGTATCATCAGGAACTGCAATGGGTGACTTTAACGGTTACAACCTTACATTTACGGGAATGGAGAAAAGCCCTGCTTACTTTATTGACTGTGCTGATGAAGCTGGTTTACAAACTATTTTTACAGATGGTGCATTAGATGCAATTATTGTAGACAATTAATATTGCCTTTCCATAAATAGGTTTAGAACCCTGCCTTAATAGGTGGGGTTTTTTTATTTAAGAAACAATTTTAGTGCTTTTTAGTTAATAAAGTATGATAGTTTTAACTACTTCAACAAATGCGCAAACATTCGCTTTAATTCCGCGAAATGGAGACTTTGACACAGTTGAAATAACGGACGACCAAACCAACGAAACAACGATAGTTGCTGAATGGGAATTTACGGCAGGTGACTATTATTCTATAATGGAAGTTGAGGTTGAATTAGTTGAAAATCATTTTTACAATTTAGTACTAAAAGACGGAACAAACATCGTTTACCGTGATAGGATATTTTGCACCGACCAACCGATAGTTACATTCTCGGTTAATAACGGTCAATATGTTTCGAATGCTACAACAAATACTTTTATAGTTTATGAGTGATAACATACATATTATTAATTTAAGTTCTTACCAAACGCCATTAATTCAAGAGTCTAAAAGAGATAATTGGGTTGAGTTTGGAGAAGACAATAATTACTTTCAATACTTAATTGACCGATACACGTATTCAACGACGAATAACGCCATAATAAACAATATAAGTAGATTGGTTTACGGACGTGGTTTAAGTGCGTTAGATGCAAGTAAAAAGCCAAATGAGTACGCCCAAATGATGACTTTGTTACACGTTGATTGTGTTCGTAAATTAGTAGTCGATAGAAAGATGTTAGGGCAGTGCGCTATTCAGATTCATTATTCTAAAGACCGTAAAAGAATTTTAAAGGCTTACCATATGCCTGTTAACTTGTTACGTGCTGAAAAGTGTAATAAAGATGGCGAAGTTGAAGGTTATTACTACTCGGATAATTGGTTGGATGTTAAAAAGTACGCACCAAAAAGAATTTCTGCTTACGGTTTTTCAAATGAGTTAATAGAAATACTTTACGTTAAGCCTTACACGGTTGGAATGAAGTATTACGCTTACCCTGACTATCAAGGTGCTGTCCCTTACGCTAAATTAGAAGAGGAAATAGCAGATTATTTAATAAATGAAGTTCAACACGGTTTCAGCGGTACAAAGGTTATAAACTTTAACAATGGTATTCCTACCGAAGAGCAACAAAGTATCATTACAAACAAGGTGAACGCACAATTAACGGGTTCTAAAGGACTTCGGACAATTGTAGCTTTTAATGCAAATGAAACAAGCAAAACAACTGTTGACGATATACCTTTAAACGATGCGCCTGAACACTATTCGTATTTAAGTGAGGAGTGTTTACGTAAGATTATGTTAGGTCATAATGTAACAAGTCCGCTTTTATTTGGTATTGCAACTTCAACTGGTTTTAGTTCGAATGCTGATGAACTTAAAAACTCAAGTATTTTGTTTGACAACATGGTTATTAAACCTATGCAAGATGAATTACTTGAGGCTTTCGATAAAATATTAGCTTACAATGGTATTTCTTTAAAGTTATTCTTTAAGACTTTGCAGCCTTTGGAGTTTATGGATTTAGAAAACGCACAAACCGAGGAACAAGTAGCTGAAGAAACAGGAACTGAATTAAGCGCAGTTAACCCTTTAATGGAATTAGGTGAAGATGAAAACCCTGAATGGATATTAATAGACGAACACGAAGTAGACTATGACACAGACGAAACAGAAAACGAACTATTAAGCAAAGAGCCTAAACAAAGTTTATTATCTAAGGTTGTTAATTTAGTTTCAACGGGCGATCCAAGACCTAATTTAAGAAGTTCGCAAGATCAAGTAATAGACGGCGTTAAGTTCATTACGCGATACATTTATGCGGGTGAAGAAAAAGAAAACGGTAGGGAATTTTGTAAACAAATGATGAAACTTGCTAAACAAAAAAGAGTTTACCGTAAAGAAGATATTATTAAAATGGGTAGCCAAGATGTAAACCCAGGACTTGGAATTGACGGAGCAGATACTTATTCTATTTGGTTGTATAAAGGCGGTGCTAATTGTCACCACAGGTGGAATAAAAGAATTTACGCAACGCTTTCCGGTAAGGCTTTAGATATTGATAGCAAAGAAGTAAAACAAATTGCAGGCGCAAAAGCTGCGAAATTAGGTTATGTTATTAAAAACCCAAGTTTGGTAAGTCAAAGACCGATTGATATGCCTAACCAAGGATATTATAAAAAATAAAATGGCGGAAGCATTATTAATAACTCGCGAGGATGTCGTAAAGTTTACTGCCATGAATGGCAATGTAGACACGGATAACTTTATTCAATGGATTAAAGTCGCTCAAGATATTCATATTCAAACTTATTTAGGCACTAAGTTGCTGGATAAAATAAAAGACGATATTATAGCTGAAACTTTAGGTGGTAATTATTTAACGCTTGTAACGACGTATGTAAAACCTATGCTGATACATTGGGCGATGGTTGAGTATTTACCTTTTGCAGCGTATACAATCGCTAATAAGGGCGTATTTAAGCATAATTCAGAGAATGCTACAAATGTAGAAAAAGACGAAATCGATTTCTTAATTGAAAAAGAGCGTTCAATAGCACAGCATTACACTGAAAGATTTATTGACTACATGAGTTTTAACCAAGACTTATTTCCTGAGTACAATTTAAATTCTAACGGGGATATGTACCCTGATACACAAAACAACTATTTTGGATGGTTCATTTAAAAAAGTACAAGCCTAAGGCTGAGAATATTAGAAAATTAGAAATTTATTTAAAAAAGATAAATGGCGAACGTAAAGATAAGTCAACTAACAGCGAAGAACGCAACGTTAGAACGAACGGATAGGTTAGCAATAGCAGATTATAACGGTTCAACGTACGATTCTAAGTA